TGCATCAACATCAATATCATCTAAAACGCAATTCTTAACAACTTGTTTGATTGAATCTACAACATCTTTGACTTCTACTGATTCTGAAGCCATTAGTAATAATTTTTGTTCTTTAACTAGAAAAGGTCTAAACTTGACTTTTTTCTTGTTAGAAGGTAAAACACAATCATATACAGGCACATCAATTTTTGGGAGCATTTCAACCTCAACTGTTTAATATTATAAATAAGTGTGTATCACCGGTGGTCAGACCGCATACACCCTAACATTAATATGGAATGTCAGCTCATGTCTATTTATACGTCTAATTTTAACTATTATGTATATGCATATCTAAGAAAAGATAATACTCCTTATTATTTTGGTAAAGGAAAAAATCTAAGAGCATATAGAAAAAACAAAAGTGAAATAAAGCCTCCTAAAGATAAATCAAAAATAGTTATAATTGAATCAAATCTAAGCGAAGTAGGAGCACTGGCTCTAGAAAGAAGAATGATTTTATGGTATGGAAGAAAAGATAATAAAACAGGAATTTTAAGAAATAAAACAGATGGTGGAGATGGTACTTCAGGATGCAATAAACTTAAAACACTTCAACATAGAGAGAATATAAGAAAAAGTCTTATAGGTGTAAAGTATAAAGAAAATAGAATTCACGGAATGAAATATAAAAATCATTCTGTTGAAACTAAACTTAAAATGTCTCAATCACACTCAGGAATTTTTTGTCCTAAATCTGAAGAAGCAAAACAAAAAATAAGACAAAAATATATAGATAACGGGACTAGATTAATAAAATCTTGCTTAATATGTAATGAAACTTTTGTTAGTCAAAAGCATACGAATAAATTTTGCTGTAGTAAATCTTGTGCCGCTACATACAGAAACCATCAAAGAAAAATTAAACTAAACAAATAAATCTTGAGCGAATCTATCACCGTAAGTTTGTAGTACTCGCTCACCATAAGAGCCAAATACTGCCGCAACTGCTTGAGCAATATTGTATTGACCCTTGTAAACCACTTTATATTTCTGATAAGCAAATCGAACTGAGACACGGTGAAATCCGTCGTCTGCCCAGTTAACTTGTTGAGGTGCTATTCCTACAGGGAAAGCATCAACTAACTCAATCGCATAAATCTGTTTGATGAAATCGTCGTATTGAACAATCTTTAGATTAGTCATATATCTAGTTTCATCATCTTTAGGGAATCTTAAATTGTTTGTATCAGAAGGCATAATGCATTCTAACCATCTATCAAACAGCTTTCTTTCATAGAATTCATTCGTACATAAAAATGTCAATGTAATTTCATCATATTGTGTTTGATATGGTACTTTGTATGTAGGACCATAAATCTTAACGTCTGTCGTTAAAATAGACTTACCTGGTAATTCTGCTGTTTCGCACTGTAAAGCAAGATATCTTGAAATTGAAGGACTTGATGACACTGATTGAGGGTCGTTTTCAATACCTCGATTAAATGCTTCAGAGATAGTAGTAAAAATAGAATTTGGCAGATTGATAATCTGGTCTAAAACACTAGTCGAAACAAAATTACCAACATATGTTGGGATAGGTAAAACAACTTCAAATCTATTAGGTCTTGCTAGACCTGCTTTAGCTTTGACATTCGACAAAAATAAGTTAGGGCTGAATGACATTAAAATTTCTTCCTTGAGTCTGCAAAAACTTTGTCTTTTTCTGCTTTTGCAAAGTTTTCTGCTGGTAACAGTACAGCAATATCCCACTCGTCGGCTTGTATCTCTAAAAACTGACTTTGTACATGACTATACAAATATCTCTTTAAACATGCTGAAAACTGCGGGTGTTTAGTAGCACTCGCTAAAAGACTGTAACTCAGTCTTAGTCTTGTTGTTGCATCATATTTGCTATTTGTGGCATATTCACTTAAACTATCTAAAAGAAGTAAACGCTGTCTAGGATGAATATAGTGTAGATTTAACCCTAGAAACCCGTCGTTATAGTAATCGATAGGAATAACTAGAGGAAACTTGTCGTAGTAAGGTAATGAATCTTTCGTTTTAGGGTCGTAGAAGTAAAAGTACATCTTACCTACAGTAGGTTGAGATATAGCTCTTCTCTTGTCCATCATAACAGTTCGTCTAACATTAGCCAAATCTTTAACTTTTTGTCTAATCCACTGACGAGCACGACGAGAGCCTGACTGTTTACCAGTTTCTTTAAGTTGTTGCTTTAATCTATCAATTAAGTATGCCATCAACTATTTATACGACTAATATAGACCTAAATGTTTCTCGGTCACTACGATAAACTGCCAACCATTCTCTTGACAAAACTTATCGGCTGCTCTCCACTTTTCTTGATTGATTGCATATGTTGCCGCTTCAGTAATGAATCGCTTTGTCTTTCTTTTCTGTGTAGGCATCTTAGTTTGAGCGTCAGGTTTCACTTCAATCACATAGGTCATTACAGTCCCATCTTTGCGCTTCATCTTTGCAATGAAGTCAGGAAAGTATCTATGTTTCTTGTTATCGATAGGATTAATATAAGGAATTATCAATTCCTCTGAAGAAAACCATATGACACTTTCGTTTTCATCCAACCACTTTAATACTCTCAGCTCCCATGAAGACCTATATATTATATTATCAACATCACCTCTATACTTTTCTTTATTTTTTATATTATATTTTCCTTGATAATATTTCATCATGGTTTTGTGTATCCTTTGTGATTCTTCGCCGCACCCTTAGACACTCTACTAATCATTGTTGAGTTTAGATTGTTTTCTTCGCAAAACTTAGTTAGATTTTTTATTGTTATTATTTTTCCATCTGGGTTTTTAACTATAAAAGTTTTACTATTGGCTTCAGATATTTTTCTTTTTTGTTCATCCGACAATTTAGCACCTTTTCTTGGATTATCTGAGGTTTTATATCTTTCAATGGCTTTTTCTGATATTTTTTTCTTAGTCTCTTTTGTTTGTTTTTTATTAAACATAGGATTTAAATTGCCAGACCTTTTTTTACCATACATTCCATTTTTTTCACCTTTTCTTGATAGAGATTGTTTCAATTCAGGATTATCGGAGTATCTTTTTTTAAGTTTTTCACTTATTCTTTTTTTTGTTTTTTCCGATTGTCTTTTGTTAAAAAAAGGATTTAATTTTCCAGAACAACTTTGAGTTTTTTCTTGATAATATTCTATTAATCCTATATCCGAAACATCGAAAATATCAGACAAGATTTTGGTATTAAATTTTATATTGGTCATATTTTTTATTCTTGAGATGAAGTAGATATATCTTATTTATAATTTCTATGTTTTATTTCCAAAACTCATATAAATATAAAGTCAATCTAAAAGGGTTAAAATGTCACTATTCAACTTAAACGAAATCGATATTAAAGAATCTGTTCTTGGTAAGAATACCAATGCAAATCTCGGCTTAGAAGAGAAATATGCAAGTAATGTATTTAGATTCCCTATCGACATCGGTGCCTACGACAAAGGGCACTATATGATTATTAATATCGGTAAGCAACTAAAATCAAGATATGCAGCCGAAGATGCTGGTGAAATGCAAGTAGAGAAGAATCTAAATGCACTTATGGGAAGTTTAGGAGGTAAACCAATAACTGCTATTGGTGCGGCTACTGAAGCTATTGGTGGAATTATAGATGGTATCGATAACGCTATCAATACAGGATACGAATTAAATCTAGCGTGGCAAAACGAAGCAAACAATGTTATTCCTCTAGGTCTTAGAAGTGACAAAACTGGTAAATTAGGTAAAAGATTTAGAGAAGTTACATCTCAACTTCATAAACCTAGTTTTTTACGTACAGTTAGAAAGACAACCGACACAATCGCTTTATACATGCCTGATACACTTCAGTTCAATTACAATCAAGGCTACTCAGACATTCAAATAAATCAAGGACTTTTTCCTGCTTTTGCTGCCGCAGGTGATGCGGGTGTTTCTTTAATTCAAAATTTATTAAAAGGAAAAGATATTTCTTCATCTTTAGCAGGAATTGCAAAAAACGCCACTCCTTTTTTCTTATCAAAAGCAATTGATAATTTTTTACCTGGTGGTCCAGGAACTGCTATTGGTGCTTCATTGTTCGGTGCAGTAATGAACCCTCAACTTGAGTTGCTTTACACATCACCAGAATTTAGAACATTTAGATTTGAGTTCATGATGTACCCTAGAAGTCAAAAAGAATCAAGAGAAGTTCAAAATATAATTCATAGATTGAAGTTTCATCAAGCACCAGAACTTCTTCAAGGAGGAGTTGCAGGTTTAATGTTAGTTCCTCCTTCTGAGTTTGATATTTCATTCTACTACAACGGTTTAGAGAATCCTAATATTCCTAAAATTTCGACTTGCGTACTAACAAACATTGAAACTGACTACGCACCTAACGGACAATTTGCGGCATATGAAGTACCTACTGAAACAGGTGGTAGCGCAACTTTGGGTGGAACTGGTACTCCTGTGGGAATAAGATTAGCACTAACGTTCAAAGAAACTCAAATTCTTACTAAGTTTAATTATGTGCAAAGTCCTGACGGAACATATAAAGACTATTACTAAAAAGAAAGAACATTTTAATCATGGCAAAATATTTTAAGTATTTTCCAAAAACAATCTATACACTTGCGAATAATGCGACTAGCGTAGAATCAGTCACAAACATTATGACAAGAGTAAACTTTGATGAGACATTCATCAATAATTCTGCCGTGTTTTACAACTATCGAATTAAAGATGGTGAAACTCCTGAAATGTTAGCAGATAAAATCTATGGTTCTTCAGAGAAACACTGGATTATTCTCAACTTTAATAACATCTATCATCCTCAATTTGATTGGGTAATGGAATCAAATGCATTCATTAGTTATGTTGAAGACAAATATATCAGTAGAGCAAACACACAAATAGGTCAAACTGGTATTGAATGGGCTAAACAAAACGTTTATGGTTACTATAATAAGACAACTCAAACAAACGTTAAGTTGAACAGAGAAATTTCTGTTGATATTGTACAGATAGATGCAAACACTTACGCAAATACTGCAACATCAACTACAAATACGTTAACTTTACAAGACGGCAACATCATTAAAATTG